TTAATAAATCGATTAAATTCATTTTGGTAAAGCACTAACTAACCATTCTTTTGCTTTTTTGAACGGCCAGCATATTACGCTCCATATCCATTTTATTGTTTTTTTTATCATGTTATCCTCCTCGTGTGTATGCGGAACACTTCCATCTTTGTGAGCATGAACCACGCCATCCCCATGAGTGTGTTCTACATAATCGGTTCCATGTACGTGACCACAATGTGGACACTCCACGTTTTTGTTGTAATCAGCAACAATAAATCCCATACCACAATTTATACACTTCATATTAATCATTTTTCTTCTCCTCAATTTCGTAAAAAAAGTTGTCAGTATCTTCTGTTACCCATTGTTGACTATTTTCTACGTTCCATTCATTTGTCTGTACCTTCCAATCAGGCACAGTATTCTTAACTGTAAAGGAAGGTATGTCCCAAATTAATCTGTTGTTAGGTTGAGCTGCATAGTTGCCATCATTTAAAGCAAGTATGTGCGCACATTTATGCTCGTGCGGTATTTCTGAATGATCAGTGTCAAGTATATTAGGCTCTGGATGAGCAAAGTCAACAGTAAATAAATATTTTCCGTGATGCCACTTCTTATCTTTTCCTATGTATTTACCAGCTTGAGATTCTAAAATATCCCAAGCAGTAACAGCAGGATAATAACTAAAACTATTCCATAACTGAAGTTCATCAAGTCTACGTTCAGGAACATCTTTCGGTTTAAAACCTCTTTGTATGAAGGCAGATAACGGGAGACGATAAAAGACAGCGCCGTTCTCCATGATTGCATGCCATAGTATAGCACGCCCAGTAATAGCTGTAAGACCAAATATGATACAGTCTTCAACTTCTCCATGATGTTTTTTAAGATCATATAAATATTCTCTCCTTATTTGTGCATATTCTACAGGTATATTTGCATTTAAGTAAGCCATAATTTTTCCTCATTTTATTGATCCCCAATTAGGACCTGACTCATAATCTACCTTATTAGGTATCTTTAAGTCAACAGCGCTTTCCATCACATCCTTTATTTTTTGTGCATGCTTATCATCCTCAACTGATAGATCCAACTCATCGTGTATCTGTATGTGTGGAAGAATTCCTTCTTTATATAAATCTAGCATAGCTTTTTTAGTCATATCTGCAGCGGATCCTTGTATTAATTTATTCAAAGCTTTGTATGTAAAAGCTCTTCTTGTAGCATTGTTATGCCAATAATTTTTTTGAGGATTGCCTTCTTTATCTTTTAATATTTCACCCTCATCATCTTTTAAATGAGGTCCCATCTTTTGTAAATCTTCCATCCTTGTTTGATCTTCAGCTGGAACATATTTACCCCAATCCGAGCCACGAAGAATAGGTTCGTATTTAGGAAAACGACATTTTCTATTTAATAAAGTTTTTATTTGACCTTTGTTAGCAGCTGCTTTCATAATTTCATTCATCAATTGCTTAACAAACGGAACCTTGCTGTGATATTTATTAAATAATTCCTCTGCTTTAAATTTACTTACACCTAGTTCTGCTTGTAATTTTGCTTTACCCATACCATAAAACAAACCAAGATTAATTACCTTCGCTTGAGATCTAGGTATCTCTGCCATCTCTGCAACTATTCTATGAAAGTCTGTTGATGGATCGCTGTCATAAGAATCAGCTATTGTATTTACGGATGATAAACCATAACGTAAAGCGTAGTGTGCTACAAGCCTTGGTTCCTGTTGCGAGTAGTCAAAACAACCCCACTTGCATCCTTCTTCTGGTATAAATAAACTTCTAATCAAAGGCCCTGTGTCTGGATCTCTGGCAGGTATTTGTTGCAAGTTAGGATTTGCATAAGAAAATCTCCCCGTTACGGTGCCACCGTCATCAGATCTTATTTGATTTATTTCAGCATGTATTCTTCCTTTATGTTCATGTTTTAAAATAGTATCTATGAATGTAGTGTTTACTTTATTTATTCTTCTTGCTTCTGCTATCTTTTTTATTATAGGATGCTCATGATTGGAGAGAAAATTTTTTGTAAATGAAGGTTCACCAGATTTCGCTGTTCGTTCGTAGGATAATTTTAACTTGTCAAAAACTTTTTGTATGCTACGCGCTGCCCATATTTGAACATCTATGCTTGTTTCTTTTTGTACTTCTTGGAGCAATACTTGTTCTTGTGCAATTAATTTTTTACGCAGGTCATGCGCTTTTGGGGTATCTACTCTCACACCTAGAAAACGCATATCAACTAAGCAAGGGAAGAGGTCGGTTTCGAGATTAAAAATATCTTGTAAGTCTTGTTCTATCATTAATTTTTTTACATGCTGCCAAAGTTTAAAAGTAAGCTCTGCATCTTTTTCTGCGTACGCACCAACTTCTTGAGCGGGCAGTTGCCACATATCTGCTTTTGCATCAAGACCTCTTTGTTTTGCAGCTTCATTTAAAGCTCTTTCATTTTTACCTTCGCCTAAAAAATGCCACGACAATGTGTTAAGAGTATAAGAAAATCTATTTTCATCTAATAAAGAAGATGCAATCATTGTATCCACTATTAAACCATTGATTTTTAAACCTAAATTTCTTATCCAGGAGACATCGTACATCGCGTTATGAAATATTTTTGTAGCTGGACACTCTAAAATATCTTTAAACCATTCCAAAGTTTTTTTAGGATCCATGTTAGGACCCTCTTTGTGGGCTATCGGAAAATACCATTTGTCATTGTAAGTGGCCACAGCTATACCTACAACCTCTCCATGTCCTATAACCGCCCCAGAACCTCTTGATTTTAAACCTGGATCTCTAGTCTCTAAGTCAACAGCTATTTCGTCGTATGATCTAAGATCTGGGTACTCTGTTGGTTGCACCCACTCCGTTTGTGGTAGTAACATATTGTTTAAACCTTCCTATTTTTGGTCTCGCATTTTCAAATTTAGACTGTTCCAAACACTCAACTGATTGTTTTATGTATCCATTAGTCCACAACCATTGTGCATGTAGTTCCAGTATTTTATTTTTTCTTAGTTCCATCTTTCATTTTTTTTATTTCTAATTGACAGTAATGTATAATTTTTTCTAAATCCTCTATACCTGATTTGTTTAAATAACGACAGACATATTTTACAACACATCCTTGAAAGAAACTGAGATTATTTTTTGAAATGAATTCATAGGGCTGAATATTCATCTTACGATAATGATTCCCACCAATCTGTTTGTCTTGTGGAAATGCATCATCAAATATATTTTTATCTGTCATAGTTGATATTCTTTTATTTTCTTTTTACTTTTTAGTTTATATAAATTATTTCTTGCTCTCGTGATGCCTACATACCACACTCTATGCTCTTCATCTTGTTTGTCAACACTTAAACTAATTCCCTTTTGAACCTTTGATCCTTGGTGCAAAGATAATATTACATTGTCCTCTTCTCCTCCTTTAGCTGCATGAATTGTTGACAACCATATTCTTGCAGGTTCGTTAAGTTTTTCACCCGATGCAATTAAATTTCTTAAATATAATATTTCTTTCTGGTCCTCAGAGAATTTATCATACCAAGGAACTTTTGCATCCCAATCACCGTTGGGTATATAGTCTCTTATTTCTGCTATCTCCTTCTCATCTAACGCGCCCTCTATACACCATTTGGTATAAGCTTCCGCAGCTTTATATAAACTTACCTTATAACTTTTACCTTTGTTAGTTTGATAATAAAAATTTTTCTTTTTTAAATCTTTCATTATTTGTATTAAGTTACTTTTGGTTCTAGTTAAAACTAACCACTTGCCTTTAGATAGATCTACATGATTTAAATCTGATATGTAATAAGAGTGTCCTAAATGTTTTCTTGGTAAATATTCTTTAGTTTTTCTTAAACCCATTATTTTAGATATGGGAAAATTAGATTGATGTTGAACAGCTTGTGAAACTCTACGAGAATATTTTAAAGTTTTTTCTTGTGCAGGTTCGTTTATAAATCTGTTGACATCAGCCCCTGCCCATGCAAAAATTGCTTGATCATCGTCCCCCGCTAAATAAATATGTTCTGCTTTTTCTTTTAATTTATCATATAGTTTCCACTGCAGAGGAGAAAGATCCTGGGCTTCATCTATAAAAACCGCTTTAAAATTAGGTATTTTATCAGACTCAACAACTCTTTTAATCATGTCGTTAAAATCTATTATCTGATTATTTTTTTTGTAGGCTTCTAAATTTATAGATATATGCTTAAGAGTGTGCCAATCTATTTCTCTTCGGTCATGTTCGTTTAAATCAAATTCTTCTCTAATTGGTATGTCTTTGTTAATTGCTTTTTGTATCATTTGAAAATAAGGATTGTTACAAGTTAAAAAATGACTCTCTTCTTCATTGTATTTATCTACAAAAGATACTCGAACATTTAATTTTTTACCCAGATCCTCATAGTGATAGGGTTGTATTACATCCTCTTCTTTTAATCCTAAAAGATGATAACAAAAAGCATGTAAAGTTTGAAAGTATGGTACTTCTTTATCGGGCACACCTATTCTTTTTCTTGCTTCTGCAGCTGCCTTCTTTGTAAATGCAAAGTATCCTATTTTGTGTAGAGGTGTCCCTGTTCTTTTATAAGCGTTAACACGTCTAATTAATCTAAAGGTTTTACCTGTACCTGGTGGTCCATATATTTTAATGCTTTTTTTCATCGGCCTTTTGAAATGTATCAATTAATTTACCCTTCCATCCATAAGTGCCATGGTGGGTGGTTTGTCCATCAACCACACCATAAAAATCAAAACCAGATTTTCTAATCATGTTACAAAAATTGGTGTCTTCACCCCACCATTTTCCATTTTTGTCAAACGTAGTGTCCCAAAAATTATAAAAATAATCATTTGCTGTCTCCGATATTATTTCTTTTTGCGTTATCTTTAAGTTTGGATAATCTTTCATTAGTTTTTCATACACTCTTCTATGTATTAAAGTTAGCCCAGCAGGTCCAACTTTTAATTTAACTAGTCCTTTATCATCAATGTCTATGCTGTTTATATCTTCAAAGGCCACAGAAAATCTAACAGCGTTGTCTTGAGTTTTTTTTCTGTAGGGTACACATATAGCATCTTTATCGGCTATTATCATTCTGCCTACGACGTCTGGTTCAAATTCCATATCTGAATCTACGAACAATTGATAATCCATACCTGTTTCTAAAAACATAGCAGTCAATACGTTCCTTCCATACCCAACATATGGACTTTTAAATGTTTGAACCGTCGCTCTTATTTTAGCCATGGTAAATTTGTCCATTAATTTTATTAAGGATAGGCAGGTAGAAACCTGCATTAAATCATAGGTTGGCATTGATACACAAACCTGAGGTGGTTGTTTAGGCTTACTCATACTATTGTCTCCTTGTTTTCTATTTCAACTAATTCGTCATCTATCTCATCTTTTTCTAAATCTTCTTTTGGAAGCTTTAAAACTCTTATGGGTGGAAAAGGATGTTTATGATTTCCTTGCGGAAATCTTTTTTGACAACCAAACTCTCCATTAAAATATTGCTCTATCATGGTAGCAGTTCGTGATTTTTCTTTAGTCCAATCCACTCGTTTAAGTTCGTCATAAAATTCATCATAAATAAAATAATAACTATTATCATCTGATAGAATGGATCCAGTTTTAAAAGACGCAAAAGTGCCTGCTTGTGGTCCGTTTACAAAATCTATTAATGCTTTTTTTAATGTGTCTATTGGATTAGTTCCTGCAGGTGGTTTAATGGTTTCCATGTTGGCCCACAAAGTATTTAGTATAACTTGGTATTCGTTTTGTTTTAATATTGGTGGAAATATTGGAGTCTGCTCCGCTATCAAAGCACGCATTTCTTTCATCTCTGATATTTTTTTAATATTCTTTGCATGAATTTGTACAACCTTACCGTCAGCTAAATCTATATTTATAAAAAACTCTGGATCTGGTTTATAATCCATTTTAATTAACCCAGACACTTGAGGCCAGCTTATGCTCCCGTGGCTGCCAATACCAAATTTTCTTTTTAGACAAGTCCCTTTTGCACAATAAGCAGAAATAGGTAAGTCGCTACATTTAAAACCTTTAGTCTCATTCTTCCAATATTTAATTTTTTCATTTACCTTACCATCCCCCCATACAGTATCATACACAATATAATTTCTAGCAGCCTCTAAAACTTTTTTATCCCAATCATCTGGAAATTTTTTCTTAGCAAATACCATGTAGTTATATAAAAACCTATCTCGCTCATCTTGTAGTTTGGTCCCTGATGCCTGAATCTCTTTGCATATCATCTGTAAACAAGGGGGGCCATCATGAAACTCTTCTGGTCCACCAGTTATAACCTCTGTAATTTTTTTATTTCCTATTTCTTTGAGAGACTTTTCTGTTTGTAGATTTAAATTTGCTACCTTTAAAAATTCTTCTAGATCCATCTTGCCTCCACTAGGCAAAATAGCTTTACGCTCTATTCCTTTATAATAGGGTAAATTAATAAAACTACCAGATGTTTTTTCATTGTTTTGGTTTACTCCTAGTTTAGTTTGTTTAGGATATATTTCTGTGTTGTGTGGTAACTTAAATAAAAATAGTAAGTTAGATAAAAATTCTCTAATTAAAGTAGCAGGAACTTTTTCTTTTGTAAAAACGTATATGTGCAGACCACCACTTTTAGATTCAATTGGAATTACAGGTAAGTTTTTTTCTTGTATTATATCTAAATATTTTTTTAATTTAAAATCTTTATAATTTTTTGGATCTACGTCTATTGCACCAAAGCTTGCTTTTGCGTTATCATCACAAGGTTGTATGCCTATGGATCTTTTACCATCAAGATGATCTTGATAATCTTGTGTTGTTATATTTCGTTTGGACCAACCATAGTCACCAGGATCAAATTTTAATTTACCAGAATCGGGATCAACGTAACCATTCTCGACATTACAGAATCCATAGTCTCTTTGTAATCCACTAAAAAATTTTTCAAAGTCTTCCATAAAAATAAGGGCGGCTAAACTCTCGCCTCACCGCCCTCTCACTAGCCAAGTGTACTCATCAAAGTACTCGGTTATACAATGTCCGCCTTTGCTTGTGCTTTATCATACTGAGGTTTAGCTGCTCCTTTCGATACAGTTTTTTGAAGTTGCTGTGCAATTTCATATATCTCAGCATCATTCTTATCAGCAACATCAAGATTTCTAACTCTTGAAGGCTTATAGACATGCCAACTTTTACTACCCGCTGTTTTACCGAAGGTCTTTAGATTGTAGACCGCAGAAAAAGCTGCAGGGTTGAAAGAACCATCCGCATCTGAGAACCTAAGGTTCTTAATCAGATTGTTTAGTTCTCTAGCTGGTGTAAGATTAGAAGATCTCATAGGTATGACCGCAGGTTTTAACTCTTTATTCACCATCGCTAGTGCATAAAAGTATGCAGTCTTCTCTACATAATTACCATTAGGTAATCTGTATCTACCATTTCTCTCCTCAACAGCATCAGCTGGAATCTCTAAATGAGTTCCTACTGGAGCAGAAGCACTGTCGCCCCTCTCTTGCCATTCAGGATACCTTGTTTGAGAGTGTGCAATTACAACGTCTAATCCCTCATTGCCATCGATCAGTTGACCGAAACCAGATGCATATATCATGCCAGGTTTTGCACCTTCAACATGTTTTGCATCTCTCTCGTTACACTCTGGTGAAAGTTGATGAAGAATTTTTAAGATCGGTGTTGATACATCATCCGACTTAATTTCTTCAGAACCTTTACCTGAGTCCTGTCTTAGATTAATAGTTGCAAGTGACCCTGCACTATTCTTTTTTACTACTTCTTTACTCATATATCCTCCTATTGGTTTGATGGTTTAGTAGTTTATTTGGTTTTAATTTCCGTTTGATTTCCTTCAAACGTGTTGAACAACTCTGCAGGAATTTTACCACCACGTTCGTGATAGTCCCGCAAAGTTGTTCTAAGAGTACCAGCATGAACTGCAATCTTTCGATCAGGTTCATAACCTTGTCCTCTTGCAAGTGAAGCGTATTGCTCCGCCTTGTTATCTTCGTTCAGACCAAACTTAACTGTAATTTCATTTTTTACAATTGAGCCTAATCCGTTTTTTCGAAGCCAGTTGTGTGCCTCTTCTTTCTTTGCTGCAATAATTGAGACACCAAAAACATCTTTAATTTTTATTTCAGAACCATCTTTTAATGTTAAAGTTTTTAAATTAAGTTGGCTCATCAAATCTGGAATGATCATAGTAGAGTAATATTTTTCTCTCTCTTTCATTTCTTTGATTTTGTTTTCTTGATTTTCGATTTCTTGTTTGATTTCCTGAAGCGTGTTTAGCTCTTTAGATAACTGATCAGGGTTAACAGTAGACACCTGGTTAGGTGCATCTTTTCTTAGATCTATAGTCATTACTTTCTCCATATATGTTTAATAGTTTAATTTATAAAATCGCACCTCCATTATATATGGGACAATTATATGTTGTCAAGTTTATTTTTGAAAAATATTTATCTCTATTGGATAATAAGTTTTTTCTTGGCGATCCCATTTTAAAAGTTTGTATCTACCATTGGTTGTATCTGAAACTAATGAACATACTACACCTATGATAGCTGGATCTCCTGATAATAAAAGATAATCGTCAGCCGTGTAGTTTTTTAGAAGAGTTCTAAGTTTCATAACTAAGGGCCCTGGAGAATGTATCATTTGAGAAAATTCTGGTAGCACCGTTACAATGTCACCATATTTTTGTGCACCTACAATATTATATTTAGGTTCACCTCTTGAGGTCCCTGGTATCTCTTGTATTAAATAAACTTTGCTCATTGACTTTTTAACTTTCAGCTAATATATAACAATTAGAAAGCAAAAGTAAACATAAATTATAAGTTTAAAATGAATGACTGGATGATTATTGATAGTATTAATACTAAACCATTTTCAAAAATGGTTAAAAAAACAATTGAAGATATGTCTCCCATATCTCTCACTCATAAAAGCACAACAGGAAAAAATGCTAAACAATATCAGTTATTCGACCGTCTTAAACATCATACTATGATTAATAAAGTAAAAGAAATAATATCATTAAATTTAAAAAAACATTTAGGGTATAAAATAAATAATTTAAAATTACTGTCTGCTTGGACAGTTTTAGGATATAAAAATACTTATCATACATTGCACAGACACAACTCTAAAAAAAACCATGTATCTTCGGTAATTTATTTAAAAGTTCCAAAATCAGATAAACATAGTTTTTATTATCTCCATCAACAAAACGAAGAAATTTTTTGTGAAAGATTAAATCCTAAAGAAGGAAATATATTTATATTTCCAGTTTGGTTATGGCATGGTGTTTACCCTCAATCAGAGAGGGGTCTAAGACAAACTTTAAATCTTGATTTTGAATATGAATTATAAATTTAAAACAAAGCCTTATGCGCATCAATTAAAAGCTTTAGAACGTTCTTGGGATAAAGAATACTTTGCCTATTTTATGGAAATGGGTACAGGTAAATCTAAAGTGTTAATTGATAATGCATCAATGCTTTATGATAAAGGCGAGATAAACGGGCTTCTCTTAATTGCTCCAAAAGGTGTATACAAAAATTGGTACGAAGGTGAGATACCTACGCACATGGTTGACCACATCGAAAAAAATGTAGTGCTGTGGCAGACCTCCAATAATAGCACTGAACAACTAAAAAAATTAAATAGTCTGTTTGCAACAGGTACAGATTTTCATATTTTAGTTATGAATGTAGAAGCTTTTTCTTATCCAAAAGCTACAAATTTTGCCATGCGTTTTTTAAATTCACATAAAGCTATGGTGGCAATTGACGAGTCTACAACTATCAAAACTCCTACGGCTAATAGAACAAAAAATATTATTAAATTAAAAGAGCTATCTAAGTACAGAAGAATTTTAACTGGCTCTCCTATCACAAATTCACCATTAGATCTTTGGAGTCAGGCTCAGTTTCTTGATTCCTGGCTCTTGGGGTTTGATTCGTATTGGGCGTATCGTGCACACTATTGCATCATGAAAACTATGAACCTGGGATCAAGAACAGTTAGTGTTCCTGTTGGACCCAACAGAAGAAACATACCAGAGCTAGAAGATAAGATAAAAAAATTTAGTGAACGTGTTTTAAAAGATGATTGTTTAGATCTTCCTAAAACAACTTACGTCACCCGAGAAATAGAACTTACAGGTGTGCAAAGAAAACTTTATGATGAGATGCGGAGATACGCTATCTCAGAGTTAGAAGGTAAGGTTTGTTCTACATCCACAGTCATGGTGCAATTGTTGAGACTACATCAAATATCGTGTGGTTATCATGCAACAGATGATGGAAAACCGCAACAGTTGCCTTGTAATAGGTTGACCGAACTTATGGATATTATTTGGGAGCTGTCTGGTAAAGCTGTTATCTGGTCCTATTATCAAAAAGATGTTGAAAGAATAATTGAGGAAATAAAAAAAGCTCATGGAGAAAATTCTGTTGTGGATTATTACGGACTTACCCCACAAGAAGATAGACAGAACAACATAAAAAAATTTCAAGAAGATCCCGAGTGTAGATTTTTTGTAGGCACAACACAAACGGGCGGATATGGTATCACATTAACAGCTGCGAGCACAATGATTTATTATTCTAATGGTTATGATTTAGAAAAAAGATTACAATCAGAAGCAAGAATAGATCGTATTGGTCAAGAAAAACCTATGACTTATATTGATTTAGTTGCTGGTGATACAATAGATACAAAAGTACAAAAAGCTCTTCGTGATAAAATGAATATTGCAAGTGAGGTCATGGGCGAAGAATTAAAAGCTTGGATTTAAATTTTTTTCTTGACACAATATTTAGTGGGTGTGGATAACTAACCACAACATTTTGTGTCAAGAAGTTTATTTTTATTTTTTGTCGATTTTTCTTGCAATCAAAATTTATATATCTTATAATCTCCCATAATAAAAATGCGAGGAAAAATATGAACAGACGAAAAGGACCAGTAATAACACAACAGTGGCTTGCAGATTTTTATGCCAACGGTGTTCAGGGAAAATACAAAGCTAGTATTAAAAAAGCTGCACAGGAAAATAATAAAAACAAGAAAGATAAAAAGGAGAAGAAATGACTAAAGATTATCAAAGAAAAAAAGTTTATGATTGGGAGAAAAAAGTTTGGAAAGAACATGGTCACAAAGGTTGGGATCGTGAAAATCAAATGTCTCCTAAAGAGGCAGATAAATATGCCACTGAACTTTGGAATAAATATAAAAATAAACTTTGTTTTAATTTTTTTCCAAGACATACTTACTGTAGCCAAGTGAAAACTAAAAATGTTAGAGGACGTCGTAAACCATGTATGCACGATGGTTTTTGGTATAATGGTAAAGAAAAATATACAAAAAATGGTGCGCAGTCATTTTATAAAATAATGCATTTACCTGAAGGTAGCAGAACTAAGGTTATAATAATTCATGAAATAAGTCATGCTTTAGCACCTAGGACAGCACATCACAACTCAGAGTTTGTGAGCATATATGTTTATTTGATGGCTAAAGAATTAAACTTTAGTTTAGCTTACATGGTTAAAACTCTTAATGAAGATAATATAGATTTTAATTTTAACTTTACTAAAAAATTAGGAAGACGAGTGAAGGAGATCCAAAAGGATCTTCTTCAAAATATTTGCATGACTCTCTCCAAAAGAACTAACGACACAGCCCCCACCGTGCCTAATAACACCCAATAGATTTTGTCTATCTTACCACCCAAATCGTGAATTCCATCATGCATATGTTTCATGTCTTTTTTTATCCCTGTTATATATCCGTATATAGAGAGTAAATGTTCTCTAGTAGTTTTGGGTTTTAGTTTATCTCCATTAGGCATTTTTAATTCCTCTGTTTCTCAAAGCAATTTCTTTTTCTGCATCAGAATATAAGGCATTCTCTGTTCTGGTCAATCCTGGATTTTGTGCACTTAGCCCCTGATTTACCACTTGTTGTCCTTGCGTGATTACTTGAGCATTTGGTTCAGCTGAAGCTACTTGTAGCGGTATGGGTGGTGTTTCTATATTTTGTTGTTCAATAATTGTTTTAAAATTTTCAAAATCTATATCAAAATCTCCAGCTAAATTTAAGCCCCGCATATTAGCATTAATATCTCTTAATATGGGTAACACATCATCTATTGGTGTTGGTTCCTCAGCTATTCCCCCTTGGTTAAAAATAGGACGGTCTTCTAATCTAAATTTTTGAAAGTCTCTTTTAATACTTCGAACCGTAGGAGAAGCAGTTCTAAATGCACTTATACCACCAAATTTTCTACCTATTTCTCTAAACTTATCTTGTATACTTTCAGATGGAAAATAAGGCACAAATCTACCATTTTTAAGAGCAGAAAAAGCATCATCACTAATTTGTCTATCTTTAAATTCTCTTCTAATCGCAGCCTGCGATGTCCCTAACGTTTGAGCTGCAATAATATTTTTATACATTTCTTTTTGAACATTAAATCTAGCTTTGTTAGATACTATATATCTATCAATAATATCGTCTGGTTCTACAGGTCCACCTTTTAACAAACCAAAATATCCTCCCGTAAATTCTCTTCTAGCTTCTCTAATACCTTTTTGAAAATCATAAATTTTAAAACGTAAAGCTTTTTCTGGATCTACTTTAATAGGTCTAAATCCTATAAACCCTGCAAGTTGATCATCCAATTCTAATACCTCTCCAGTTTTTGTAGGAGCTTCTACTGCAGCTTGTCCCAATCTTACAAATTGTTTGTAGGTTGGTGCTAAAGAATCAGCTAAATGTCTTAATCTAATTACAGCTTTGTCACCTGGTGATGTCTGCTCTGTATATAAAAGTCTGCCATCTCTAGTTCTTCCCTGCCTAAAAGTAACGTTTGCAGCTGCTTCAGTCCAAATAGACTCATCAATAAAAGGTGAGGCTATATCTGCTGTAGCTTCATCTAAACTTTTTACAAAGCTTGCTAATAAACTATCTCCATCCAACTCACCTTGCTGTATTCCCAAAGTTAAAGTTCTAAAAGGTCTTGCCATTAAATCATAAGCTAATGAGTGACTTAGATCTATGTATTTTAATGTTCCGTCATCATCTCTTACAGGAACTAGCGTAGAATTTTTTGACCAATCAGGGACGAATTGTCTTAATGCTTGAAGCTCATCTTCACTAACATCATACGCAGCTTTAGCTGTTTCTGTTATTGCAGCTGGAAATACAGTCATGGTGGTTGCCATACCTGTTATTCTTTTTAAACCTGTTCCATACATAATATTATCATTTTTTACAAAAGCATTGGCTCCAATATCAAAAACTACAGGTGTAATGTTAGAGCCCTTTGTAGGTCTAGAGTGTTTCATTTCTTTAATGGCTTGAAAACCAATACCAGTAGTTGTTCTTATCATCTCTGAGGGGAACGACATAAAGTTACCAAATGGTAGATTTCTAGCTAGTTTTACATAGTTACCTACATAATCATAGTTAGGCACTGTATTTTTAACTATGTCAGCTGCTTCTTGTTTTATTTCTTTCATAGTTTTACTTACATTATTTTTAGTGTATGCATTTTTTAATCTACCATATTCACCTGCGTAGTTTAATATTTTAAAAAAATCATCCTCTGCAATGTATTGACCTTGAAATCTTCTAAACGCTCCTTTAGCAAAAGATTGGAGTCTACTCATCATTGGTTTAAGACCTGAATCTATATCAACAGATTTAGCACCGAAGCCCATATCTCTAAATAAACTTTTTAAATCTCCCACCTGTACTTGAGAGTTTACCACACCAAGCTCTAATAATTCTCTATATAAAGCCTCTTGTTCTTTAGTAGATCTTTCACCAAATCTAAGTATTCCAGCCGCTGTACGTGGACCTAAACCTCCTAGTGCCTCATCAAAACCTTGTCTTACTAGTCTTGGATTAAACATAATTCCATTTGCTGCACTAAATGCAGCTGCACTAATAAAATTTCTTAAGTGTGTTGGTATAGATAAAACTGTTTTAGCAAGTTGTGATACACCTTTAGGAAATAAAAGAAGAGATCTATATAAAGTTGTGGCTGCATTTTTAGCTACGTTTGTTTGATCCACTGTTTCAAGAATACCATAAGAATTTAATTTACCTTGAACGCCAGTTGCATTTCTAAGAGCTTCTTTTATTTCTCTTGTGGTAAATTTTCCAATTAAAGGATTAGAAATTATACCATTTTGAGTTAATTCACTCATTAAATCATCCAATGGAACTATGTCAGCTACATTATTTGTAGCTCTTGCTGCTTCTTCTTGTGATCCCCAAAAAAATCCTCTACCTATCGGAGGTCCTCCAAGAGCTGTCTTTTGAATTTCAGAATTTGTTTTATTTATATCATCTAAAAATCCAACAGTTCTACGTAAAGAAGATAGTGCACCCATTCCTTGAATAATAGTATATCTTGGGTCAGAAAACTTACCAAAAAATTCTTGAAAAACTTTTTTATCAGCGTCTTTTATAATAATTTTTTTATCCTTTACCTTTATTGTTCCCCCTAGATCTACTAATTGAGTGAATGCTTTTTCAGTCTGTCCTTCCATTGTTGAATTATTATAAGTTTTATTAGGCAAAGCAGGGGGCTTTTTCATTTTAGAAACTTGTTTTAATATCTCATCTGCTAACATCTCCGCATCTTTTCTAAAAGTTGTGTCATCAAGAAGAGGTTTTTTATTTGTTTCGGATAGACTACGTCTTATAACATTAACTGTATCATTATATACTTGGTCAGTAGGTAAATATTTTTTAAATCCTAGAATACCTTTTTGTTCAAATATATTATAAGTGTTACCTATAAAAGATTTAATTCGATCAGCTGTAATTCCTTTTATTTCTTTTACCACCTCTCCAGCTTTCTTTTTAGGAGCAGCCCCCTCTACAACTTTTATTAAACTATTAAACTCACCTCTGGCTTCATTTAAAACATCCTTAATTCTTAATCTTGCTTCTTTGCTAATATTTTTTTCTTTAAGAGCATCAACTAAATTATCTAATCTATTTACATTAATTCCTTTATCTAAGTCTCCCTTTAATAAAAGTTCATTAAGCTGTTCCATAAATTCATCTTTTTCTTTCGTCAAAGATTTATCATACACATGTTTTAATTCTGGAAAAATTTTGTTTATCTCTCTGGTAATATTTTTAAAAAGTCTTTGAGCTTCATTTATATCCCCTGCTTTTAAACCTCCAAAAGTTCTTACGCCTTCAAAAAGTTCTTTAGTAAGACCTCCTTCAGGGGTGACTGTAGAAGCTAATTTAGCTAAAGCTCTATTAAATCTAGAACTACTGTAAGCTAATTCTTTGCCTTGTGTTGCTAGAAGCTTGGCGCTTTTACCCACACCCGCTACAAAAGGTACAACCAATAAAGACTCAGAGCCAAACTTTACTCTATTTAATAATTTACGAGTAGCATCTCCACGCCCTTCAACTCTTTCGTCTTTATCTAAACGAGTAGGTGAACCTGTAAATATATCCCCAAAACTACCTATATCCTCTACATCCGCTACAAACATTTCACCAGCTGCTCCACCCATTACTCCAGCAGCAAATCTTTTAACACCTGCTTTTTCATTTAAGGCTCTAGTTCTTTCCGCTACTTTACTCATGCCAGGTGTTATCGTTACATACCTACCACCTTTTTTAGCATCAATTGCTCTTTTTGCTAACTTGTTTGCTATTTTAGTACCTATCTTAAATCCATAAGCACCAGGTATACCAATAGAAGTTATAGCCTCCGTTAACCTACCTGCTGCGTTTGCTTCGGCTATTTCATCAAAGGGATTTATTTTATCAAAGAATTGTTCTACTTTTACAGCCGTGTTTGTATCAGCTCCGAGATCTAATAGTTCAGCAGCTAAAGATACAACACCTTCTGGAACTTTTATTAATCCAGATCCTATACCTGCAATTGCAGATGTATACCAACTAGTTGGGTTATCTTCTTCGGGTCCTTTTAAAGGAGTAAATTTAGTTACCACTTTTAGCTCCTATTTTTTAGTAAATGGTCCTTTTATGTTCTTATACTTTTCAGAAAACTCTTCTTTTTTTATAAGATCTTCAAGTTCCTTAACTGTTATAGCATTTGGTCCTAATTTTTGTTTTTGTTGGTTTATATAAGTCTTACTTTTATCACCCTTTGGTCTTTCTGGTATTAAAGTAAGTCCTCTCTCACCAGCTATTCTTTCAGCATCAGATCTTGTAAGTCTAGTTTCTGTAACAATCTCTTCTTCTTCATTTAAATTAGGATCTATTTCTTTAATTTCTGGTATGTCACTAAAACTATAATTTTTTACAATATACCCTCCTTGTTTTTTAGCCGTTTCTTTTTCAGCCTCAGTGACTGGTTTTCTTACCTCTGTAATACCACCAGTTTTTGCATTTACAAAATACTTAATACCTTCAGAAAAATTTTTCTTATTAGCGGATGTAAAATTTTTTAAATTACTTTTTATATTTAAATCAGTGGATATGTAATTAGTAGCTGGAGCTAATTCACTTGCTAAAAATCCTTTAGCTTGATCATATAAAGTTCCTGTTCGATCATTACCTGCACCATCCACATACTTATATTCAGTTGTTAAAATCTCACCCATTTGGTTTGCAGCTGAAATATCCTGAGTATCATTATAAACTTGTTCTTTTATAGTAACAAAGTCTGCACTACCACCAGCAGCTGCTGTTTGAGCTTTAACTGTTTCTGTTATTTTTGTAAGTTGGAACGCTTGATCGTTATTTATTAATCTCTTCTCATAAGCTCGTTTTTCTTGTTCTGTCATTTTTTCATATGCTCTTTGTTCTCTCAATAGTTTAGCATCTAAAGCTTCTTTTCGATCTCTATCTAAATTTTCATAAGCTCTTGTTTGTTTTAATAAATTAATTTGAAATGCCTGTTTCTTATCCTCTGTTAAATCATTATATGCTCTATTGTCTAAAGTAGAGGCTCTTAAATAATTTCTTTCATCCTGAGTTAAGAAATTTTTGTAGTCTCTTTCATCAGCTGTTAGAGCTAATTTATATCTTTGATCATCTGCTCTTGCTTGATCGGCGAATCCCAACTCAGTTCCTTTTAATCTAAGACTTCTTTCAAACTCCGCTTCTTTACCTAACCTATCTAGTAAAGCTTTATTAGCTGGACCTAGTTTTGAAACAGCATCAGAAAGAGATGTGGCTGTAGCTATCTGTGGACCTGCCGATAGTAAAAAAGTAGTTAAAGGATCTGTACCTTGGTATCCACCCACACCCTCTCTTAGTTGAGCTATATACTCAGAAATTGATCTGGGTTCTTCTATTTTCATTGCACTTTTAAAAGCCTCTGGACTTTCATAGCCTTCTAATTCTATACCTTTAGCTTGTTCCTTAATATCAGGGACTAAAGCTGTTAATTGATCTGTTAATATGTTTTCTCTTTCTGCAAATTTTTGAGGATCGAATCTTTTTAAATATTCTTCTTCAGGATTAGGATAACCACTTGCAGCTTGTACTCTATCTGTAATACCAGACATAATACCAACACCAACGTTACCGCCTTTTCTAAACATCGGTCTTTTAAATGTTCTACTCATTACGAAGTTAATGTGCCTGGTTGATTAAACGCTCTGTATATACCTGCTAATGTTGCACCTGTTCCAAGAGCTGTTGCTAGAGGGCTTGGACTAGGTTCTGTTATTTGTCTAGTTTGACCTGGGTATCCAGCTATTAAACTTGTTACACCGCTACCAAAAGCTTGGGTTGCACCTAATGGTTGATTTAATTGTTGTTGAGCCAACTGTTGTTGAGCCGCTAACTGAGCTTGTCTTTGCGCTTGATTCTGTGCGCCAAGAGTTGATAAAGCTCCAACATCTTGACCTAAGAAAGATTGTTGTGCTCTACCTAATCCTAATTGATTAGCTGCTAAGGTTTGTTGATTTAGAAATGCTTGTTGAGCTAAATTTTGAGCTTCACCAAAACCTTGTTGTAATAATTGTGCTTGTAATGCTGCACGGTTCCTGTCGCTTGCTGATTGGTACTCGGCTCTTTGAACACCTTCTCTACCACCACCAAGAACACCTCTGCTTACAGCTTGAGCGGCAATATTAGGTATACCTTTAGCTGCTTGAACATCAAATTCTTGTAATGTAGCATCTATAACATCTTGTTGATATGGAGACATGAAAGCTTGAAAAGCTGTTGGCCCTGTTAATGCTCCAGCTTGAGCTTGCCTTGCAGCTGCAGATTGTAAGAATGGTTGATATGCTCCTAAACCTTGTGTAGCTATTTGTTGTGCTTGAGCCTGTAAAGGATCTTGAGCAGCTACAAACTGTGGACCAAATACTTTGGAAAGATCTGCTGTTTTAACTTGACCTGTTGCTGTTGCAAGATCTCCTAAAAATGTTTTACCAGCAGCTTCTATAAACTCTGGTGGTAATATACGTTGTTCTGTTACTTCAGCCATTATGCTACCTTACTCTCTAAATTTTTCATTTGATCATACATTCTTTGTGCTCCTTTTTCAATGCTGCCATCACCAGCACCTCTAACAGCATCAGCTGTCATTACAAATTCATTTTTACTTAACATAGCTGGTACATCATCAGCTCTC